CTCACGCGGAACTGTATGCCCGTGCCACGATGCGTTACATCAAATCGGAACTCACTGAAGACCAGCGTGATAAAGAGTTTCATCACTCGGACTTAAAGACTCTGCACGCCATCCAAGGCCGCTTCCAAGCTCAGGAGCGTAAGCATGCGGCTGAGATACAGGCAATGCTGGCGAAGCTGTTGGAAGAAGGCCGGCGGATGTACACCAGTCCCGGCGTCACGCGCATGTCGTTCTTCGCAGTGCCATCACAGGTCATCGAGGCCGAACTCAACCACCTCACTACTGAGAAGAAGCAGCCGTGAAATACCGAGGCTGGGAAATCGCTGCAAGCCTGATGATGCCCCGCTCGTTCTGGATTAAAGATATCTCAGTCAACAACGACATCGAGTTTGACAAAGAAGTACCATACAAGCCCGCTGTGAGGCCGCAGAACTATCGGCCGTACCAATACCTAGCAGCTAAGGATGATGAGTGGCTGGTGGCAACCGACTTGAAGAGACTGAAGAAGATGATTAGAGAGCGGCCAACTAACCAAATGAAAGGGAAAGAATGAGCACACAACGCTTCGTCTGCACTGGGTGTGGAAATGATTTTCCCGACTCGGTCATGCTATTCGAGCACAACTGCGAGCCGGGGGCTATGAACCAACATAACCAAAACCCCCGCCGTTTAAAACGGTTCCTAGATGGGATAAACCCACGACCGCTAACGGTAGACATACCTTACGACAAGCACATCGACCTACCTAAGGTTGAAGTGCAAACCCCTTTACCCGATAGCCCAGCCTACCCAGAGTTTGCGGCGTTCTTGCAGGACTGTCATGACGGTAAGGCAGCTATCTATAAGGCTACCGACTCAGATCGGGTGTTGTACAACAAGCAAGCCGTCCAAGCCCTCCTATCCCAACTCAGGGAAGGTGCGCCGAAGACCCAGCTGTTCAGTATTGACAAGAAAGAGTTTGAGAAATGGGAAACCGATAACAATATGAGTCCTACACCTTTTGGGGCATATCGTATCGGTAAAAAAGTCGTCAGAGACCATCTCGCAGCCCTCTTCGACAAACTGGAGAGCAGGCTATGAACATCGAACTAGACGACGAAGCCGTACAGATGATCCAAGACTACGAGTTTTACATGGGCGATGAAAGCTATGCAAACCACTTGGCCCATAAGGTGTGGCAACTCTACAAAAATCAGATAAGCGAACAAGGAGATAATAGGAATGGGTAAATACGAAGTGGTGATTGAACGTCTCATACCCATGAGCCACGGCTTTCGTTACCAGATAACTGTGTACTGGAACAGAATGGAGGGTACTGGCGATATCAGTTGGTCTGTCACTCGCTGGGGTGCACGCAGAGAGGCTAAGCGACTAATCAGGAAGCACGAGCAACCTAAAGAGCGGCTAGAAGTCGTCGAGGAGTACACATTGTGAGCGACACACCCCACCTAAGAGAAAGATACCCACTGCTGGATGACGAGGCTTTGCGGGCACGATTACGCGAAGTTCTGAGCACCTACACCTTTGACACAACTGACTTGCGCGATGACAGAGCCATTAGCGAAATCATGCAACTCATAGCCACCCACACCAAGGCAGCTGTAGTGGCAGCTAGGAAAGAGCTAGAGAGCATAGTTTATGATGCTTGCTTAGTCGCGAATCTCAGCATGCCAGATGAACGAGATGTTATGGACGCGGTTCGCGCCGCCCTCCGACCCTCTCAGGATGGGGAGGGGAAGTAAGGTGCGTAACGCTAACATTTACGAAATCACTGAAACATGGGAAAAGAATGGCGAGACGATTCAAGTAAAAGGCCTACTGGGTTGGGATGACCCACACATGCAGTTTGAACAGTCTATGAACCACACAAACACCCGACTTTCCCTTGTACTCAATGGCTGGAATGAAGTGAAAGCTCCACACCCTGCGAACGAACACAAGACCGAATCATGAGGCTGGAAGATTATCAATTTGAAGATATACGCCTGAAGACTATAACTCTATGCGAAGAATCTGAAAATATTATGGAGCAACTTGGTGAAGAGGATGTGGAACTGTGAGTGAGGCATTCTTACGCCATGTAGCCAAAGAAGAAGGGTTTGAGAAAATCGTATTCAAACACGTACCCCACGAAGGGTTGGTAATGGACAACCAAGTACTTGTGGACTTCAACGACCCTGCATTGATACTACACGAGATTGCTCACCTGAAACGTAAAACCTGTGGCGTGCCTATAGATAACGGGCTTGCTAACCATGATGGGCTATTTGCGGATATCTTTACCGAACTGGTCAGGAAATATATGAGCCCCACCCCTGTTAACTTAATGGAGGGATAGAAGAATGAATAAACCCAGGAAAGTATGTGCAATCTGTGGCGGTGACCATACTAAGGCTAAGTGTCCGAGCAAGTAGATCACGGGAGCTAGTACTGTCTGGCTCCCCTATACTTCTAACACTTTTTATGCTACAATGAACCCAACATATAGGTTCTAGGTTTCTCTAATATAACCGGGCCAAACAATTCATTTTTCTGAGAGGCACGTCACAAAATATGACGCGTCTTGTTCTTTAGGCTTCGTTAGGGCCTTATATGTGAGTGCGTACACCTCAACACTACGGGTGTGCCTCTCAGAGATCAATGAATCTATAACTCTAAGAGGGAGCAAATGTTCTACAAAACCCGAAAACCCTACCCCAATCTGAAAGCAAAAAGAGAAGCACTCGGAATGAACATAGCTCAGTTCGCGAGATTTGTAGGAGTAAGTGACGCAACGATCAGCAAAGCTGAATCAGGAAAACCAGTCAGTGAAGATGTCTATCGGTGGATTGGGGAGGCTTTGAATGGGTAACAAAGGTGAAAAGCTAAGCCTACAGCAACAGGCCTTTTGTGAGCTCTATGCCAGTGACAAGGAGTTCTTCGGTAATGGCACGCAGTCTTATATAGAGGCATATGACATGGATATGTCTAAACCTAACGCCTATAAAACAGCGGCCGCTGCTGCTTCCCGTCTGTTAATAAACGTTAATGTCCTCAACAAAATCAATGAACTGCTTGAACTGCGTGGTCTGAACGATGCATTTATAGATAAACAGCTTGAGTTCTTAGTAACCCAGAACGCCGACTTGCGCACCAAAATAGCAGCCATTAGAGAGTACAACAAGCTCAAGAGCCGCATAACCGAGAGGCTTGAGGTTACTATGCCAACCCCGATACTTGGCGGATTAAGCACTTCTAATACCACAGATGATATCAAGAGCGCCTAATATGACCACTCCAAAATAACGAGTGTCCAGAAAAACGCGATTATACAAAGGGCCATGATATAAATGTCTTTCATAGCAACAACAGCCACCCACAAGATACTAGCCCTCAAAAAGGACATACGTCTGATTGCCGGTGGCACATCCGCTTCTAAGACAATCGGCATACTCCAAGTCTTAATAGACATAGCCCAGTCATCCACACTAGCCGACTGCCAGGGTCTACCGATAGACGTAGTATCAGAAACCATGCCCCACATGCGCGGTGGTGCCATGCAGGACTTTGAGAACATCATGCGCACACAAGGTTATTGGGTTGAGGAGCGGTGGAATAAGACACTTAGCACGTACACGTTTGAGACGGGCATAAAGATGCGCTTCTTCTCAGCGGACGCACCATCTAAAGTACATGGTCCAAGACGGTGGATTCTATACATAAACGAAGGCAATAACATCCCGTGGCCTATTGCCGACCACCTGATGGTCAGAACCAAATGGCTGGTATTCGTTGACTGGAACCCGTCTGCTGAGTTCTGGGCATACACCGAGATCATGCAAAACCCAGCATACACCGGGCAGTACGACTTCATCACACTGACATACCTGGACAATGAGGCGCTTGATCCGGTCATCGTACAGCGTATAGAAGCCCACAAGAATAACGCTGCATGGTGGCAAGTCTATGGCCTCGGACAGTTGGGTGAAATCGAAGGCAGAATCTACACGGGATGGAGGTGGATAGATGAAATCCCCCACGAAGCAAGGTTTGTTAAACGCGGCTTAGACTTCGGCTACACGAATGATCCGACGGGGATTCTGGATGTTTATGAATATAACGGTGGCTTTATTTTAGATGAACGCTGTTACCAGTACGGGATGAGCAATGAGGCCATAACTGAGTTCGTAAAATCACTTGCAGACCCCCAGCGGCTTATCATTGCCGATAGTTCAGAGCCTAAGAGCATCGCCCGCCTACAAGAGTTAGGATTGAACATCCTCCCCGCAATAAAGGGGCAGGGGTCAATAAATGTAGGCATAGACTTCATCCAATCGAAACCAATATCTGCTACGAAACGTAGCATCAACTTAAAAAAAGAATACGAGAGGTACATATGGCTAAAAGACCGACTGACCGGGAAATTCATAAATGAAGCGCCAGATATCGATAACCACCTTTTGGACCCTGCTCGCTACGCACTGGAATCATATTTCCCACGAAAAGACGATAACAAGAATCAGACATCAGGTAATCTAACAAGAAGAAACTGAAATCATAGATGAAGCTGGTTCAACACTGACCGTTGAACATAACTTTAGTGCTGGAGTGGCAGTAAAACCTAGGCGATTGCATTATGAGATCCGGCACCGTACCGACAAAACAGACCTCGAAACCCTAAGCCAGATTGCTCAGGGGCTGATCAGTGATTTCTCTAAGCTCGACGCAGAATTGAAACTGGAGCGTACGAAGACTGGGGAAATGCAGGGTTATTACACTATTGTTGAGTGTTATACGATTCTGGAGTATTAGGTGAAAATCCTCGCCATTCACCACATAGACGACACAAACCCGGATGTAGAGTCGGCTATAGACATCTGGCGTATCTGGAGGCCCCTGGAAGAGTTAAAGAAGCATGTTGACTGGCAGATTGATTCTCAACCCACAGTGGTAAAAGACATCGAAAAGTATGGCACCCCTGAAGACTTCCAACAAAGAGGTATTGAAGACGCTGGAAGGTATTTAGGACAATACGACATTGTCTTTACGTCCTATTTCCCAGACCCTAACTCATTCGCCTTGCTGCATGCCGTGAACAAAAGGTTTGGCACGAAGTTTATAATCGATCAGGATGATGATCTCTACAATGTTGACCCCGAAAATCCTTTTTGGATTGCTGCCGGGTATGACGGCGCTCTGAACCTGCAAAAGATGGCTCAATTGGCACCTTATCTTTGTACCACTACAGAACCTTTAGCGAAGAAACTATCCGAACATAGCAAGGTTAATGCAAAAGTATTCACCATCCCAAACTACATAGCGGACAGTTACAAACATGATCCAATTGATAACGGCGACAAGATCGTAATCGGTTACTTTGGAGGTGCATCACATTATCACGACCTCCATGAGACGGGTATGCTCCCAGCTCTGGAGAAGATCATGCACAAATACAAGAACGTTTATTTCGTTTCGGTCGGGCAGCCAATAGATCACTACCTTCCAAGTATGCGCCGATCAACAATAGAGCCACAAAAGGGCCGTAAATGGATCAACAATCTTTTTCCATCATTGAATTTCGATATAGCATTAGGCTGTTTGCGCGATACGACCTTCGCACAGAGCAAGAGCAACATTAAGTGGCAGGAGTCTATTCGTATGGGGGCTGCTTTTGTTGCAAGCAACGTAGGGCCATATAAATCACTGAAAGACGGTGTAGCCCTAAAGGTGGAGAATGATTTTGATGGCTGGTTTAACGCCCTCGAAAAGGTTGTCACTGACGTTGAGCTCAGGAATACCATGGTCAAAAATGCCCGGAAAGAGCTGCTGAACTGGCGATTGGAAGACCACTGGCCCGAATACCAGAAGATGTTTGAAACTGTACATAACAATAAGGAAATCTAATGCAGACT